CCTCGACTACTGAGGTTAATAAAGCCTCAGTAGGACTACTGAGGTTAATAAAGCCTCAGTAGCCGATCTCTCTTGGATGTCAAGCCAAGAGCAGTACCAAACAGCGCCCTTCTGCTGCGTAGCTTCTCGCATCTTATCCACATCCAATGGATGAGTAGTTATGAAGACTACCTCTGTAAGCTTAACGTTAGCCTTTAACAGTTTCTTGAAGTAATTTTCGGTAAGCACCTGCCTGGATTAAACCAGAGAAGGTGTTTCCCTCATAATAACTTCAATAAGCGTTAATGACTTCTTCGTTAAGAATATTATAGAACTGCCGAACGGTATTGACAACTTTCTTGTTATCCTTAGATAAGTCGAAAAGGACCGAAATCCTTAACTTCTCCATCCTAGGTTTAACAAGCTTCTTGTCAAATAGCTGAGAGTTACTGTCCACAAATCCTCTTACTCGCTTCCTCTCTAATTTCAATTCATCTTCTAGTGCATAGATTGCACCATAGATAGGTGAGTTAATAATTAGGTGGTTACGGGCAAACGATTTGAATCCGATATATTCATTTGAATCTATTCCCGCTAGGACATTAGTAAATGCATAGTAAGATTTCAAGATATCGTTGGACTTCATCACTGAAGACAACTTATATCCTGTAACTTCCTTTAGCACACTTGCAATGTTACTTTGAAGCATCCTCATATAAGCAATGGATGTATAGTGAAGTAAATCACTTTCCATTCATGGCTTGAAGATTGCTTGGTGACCGTTCTTGCCTGCCATGTCATTAAAGACATCAACAGCTGAGACGGCACCTTGTGTTAGAGATAACACAGCATCAAAGCACAAGGCATCTACCTCGATCTTTTTACAGACCTTGGAACGATATTCCTTGACTAACGAGAAATAGAGTCGGACACTTGACGAAATATTTCCAAGTTTTCACCCTCGCTCTTTCGCAGCTCTCAACACAGTCACAAGAGTATCACTACTCTTTTGTGCTGTGAATAAAGCCGAGATTGGGAAAGGGCTTATTTCCTCCTTCTTGTAGATTATACGCTTTGCAAATTCATAAAAATCTTTCGATTGATGTGTTTTCGCTGGTGAGTAATCGACATGAAGAGAAGAAAGTAAACTCATATACATTTCCGCTATCGCCTCGTTCCCAATTACAATATCATCACCAAGCATCGAGTAAGGTAATGACTTTCAGTCAGTACTCAGCTCTTTGCAACAGTAATAGATAAGGTAATGGTGAGCAAACGCGAATGAGTTGAATGAGGAGTAGGCACCCATGGGGTTCCCAGTCGCATAAATTAATTTATCCTTCTGGAAATCAAATGGATAACCTACCATCACATCAGCTCACGCGTCTACAAAGGTCCTAGGCAGTCTACATTCAAGAAGCTGCTTGATTACTTGAATTGGAAACCTATCAGTAGCTGATGATAAGTCAACACTGTAGTATTTACAATCTACGTTTTCAAGGAGTTTCCTGAATTTCGACTGATCAAGAGTACAATCCTGGTTAATCTTACTTAGGATTCTAGCCAAGTAATCATG